ACATCAATGGGCAAATAGTATTAAATATATAAGACCTGATTATTATAGTAAGTTAGATATACGAAACGAGAAGCATAGTTATCAATTACCATACTTTCAGGTAAACGTAAAACAAGATGATCTACTAATTACGCCATCTTGTCTAGTCCATGAGGTTCCACCATTCGAAAGTGACGAATTACGAGTAACAATCGTCATAAATCTGTCAATAAAATGAGAACAAAATAAGAACATCTAGTTGACAGATTGTCGCACCTACTTAAATCGTTGATATATAACGATTTTAATTTCAAAAAAAGTGAAAATAATGCTTGCAAATTGCACGGTTTTAGTGTAGCGTATAAGAATAATTAACAAAAGGATACATTATGACATTTAACGAACTTGAAAATAATATGACTAAATTAAACATTTTTAGTTATTACGCTTCTCTTAATTCTACTAACGAAAGATTAGAGTTTATCTCTAATATGAAAAACTTTTATCCTAACGTATTCGACATCAATTGG